TAGCGTCCAGATCTAAATCTGCTTCTCGAACCAATTCCTCCGCTCATTGGCAAAGAGGCTCCGACGACCATCGTCTTTTCAGGAGATGAGAGGTCTCGGAACTCTTTGGGGTCGACGATCTTAAAGCCGTTGGTTTGCAAAAAATGACGACCGATCAAGCAGTAATTTAACGCCATAAATCCGTCATTGGGATTGCTTCCTTTGACGTATTTTTGTTGATAATTTCCGGCTCGGTCTTGAGTTATCTTGATCTCCATGCTAGAGCAGTGATGGACCAACCACCCACAATACTCGTAGTTCATGAATGGGAATCTAATAAGTCCTTTTTTGAGAAGCGAGAAAGATCTTTCGAGATGGTATTGGTGGTCGAAAAGAATCTCGGGAACGCTGAGGTCGGTTCTGTATTTATATCTCGCCGTCAAAGCCCCTTGTCCCCGACAAGCGATGAATCTCTCTCCGTATTTCTCGCGCAAGGTGAATGCCATATCCGCTCCGTGACCAATGTCGGCGAGAATTAAATCGACGTTGTATTGTCGGACAAGGGCTTCGATTCTAGCCGTTTTATAGGCTGGATCGGTTCTCTTGAACTTCTCGCAGTAAATAATCTTGAGCTGATTTTTGTCTTCGGCAAGAATGACGGCGGTGGTATACGACCGACCAATAGATGCAGATTTGGAATCTTCGGAATCAGTATCGATTCGATCGCCCCAATCCAATCCGAGATAAACCTTTTGAAATTGTCCGGGGGCTGCTGATTGACTAAACCCAAAGGTTCGATCTCCGCAAGCAGTCGAGATTTCGTCGTAGGTTATCGGGCTGGCATCGTTGTCATAGAACTCTCCGAGAACCTCGGTATTCCAGACCTTCGCCGAGTTGATCGGATGATTGTCGTAGTGCTGGGCTAGAACGTAGCTTCTGGTATTCTTCTTATCTGGAATGAAAAGTTGGTTTAGATGAAAACCAACATATTTGCAGTTTTCGTTCTTGTTGTAAGCTACCCATTTTCCTCGTTTGGTCGCTTCGATTTTGTTCTGACAATGATCGCAGTGAGGACATTTAACGATGAATCCGTGATCTGGATCGTTTTCATCAAGATCGTCGTCGATCCAGATTTCCATCCATTTGTTAGATCCCGGCGTATACAAAGGGAAATCACGTTGGCATTCTTCACAACCAAGGTGGAAGTATTGTTGCGATGAGGCTAACCACATTTTGTGAAAAGGAGTCTGTTTTCCAAGAGGAGTTCCAAAGTAGAATTCAATTCCGTTGCTGGTTTTATTTTTTCCGTACTGAGCTGCGGTTAATGATTTTCCGGTATTTCCGATGGCTTCCTCGCGCATCAATTGAACTTCGTCGTAAAAAATAACATCGAGGGTCAGACCGCGAAGTCGAGATCCGTCGAGTCCTGTCGATTCAATGAAAAGATGGCTTCCGCCTTCGAATTGTTTGAAGGAGAGAGAGTCCTTCGAAGCAATGGTGGAATCGAGCCGTGTCTCTAGAAAAGGAACTGGTTTGTTTTTGTTCTTGGGCGTAAAGACCGGACGAGATGTGGCAATTGTCGAGCTTAATTTGGTCTTAGAATACCTTGCCGCGGTCTCGAGAAGAGGGAAGGCGTGCATGATTCTCATCGGGGGCTTGCCTTTTCTACCGTACTTACCAGAGGCAAGGAGAAATAGCTCGAGGAATAAGCCTGTGCTAGTTCCTCCGACCTGACGAGATTTGCAAAAGACGACCGGTTTTCCCTCTCCGGAGACAGCTGTAATTCCGAGATATCGGTACATGTCGACGAAGGGTTTCCAGCCGTTGTCGCTAATCCGAAAGGGACGCCCGTCAATGGTCAAATTTTTCTCGCACCAATAGACAGGATCCATGTCTTGGATCTTCTCTTTGATATCGTAGAAAAGGTCTTGTTGTTCTTTGGTTTTACGAGAGGGTTGGGAAATCATTGGCTTTATGCGGAATCATTTTAGAAATCGAAGAATTTGAAATAGCCTCGATCGATTCCAATATTGCCTGAATGAAGATCGCCGCGATAAGTCATTTTTTTGTAAAACCCATCAGCAACCAATTTTACCAACCAATCTTGTTTTAGGTTGGGAAAGAATTTTTGAACGTCATCGACATCTTCAAAATAATAATCAGGTCGACGATCTAAAAACATAGTTGCCATTGTTTCTAAAAGGCTTTTAAGCTGAGCTCCATGATAATTTCTCAATTTACTGAGATCTAATGAGTAACTAAAGATTGGATCTATAATACGGCTCAATGATGCTTTAGCATTGTCAATTTCAAATTGCTCATCTTCATTTGTTGATTTATCAAGGTGGGGCGTGTCTATTTTTTGAGAGATTTTGTAGTTGAGAGTTACTGTGCTTTCGGAATATTCATCATATTTATCTTTGAATTTGGGAAAGGTCAATTGAACTGTGGAAGACCCATGAATCATGACTTCTCCAGCGCCGAATTCTTTTTTATTCCAAAGAACATTTTGAGTTTCGTGGTCGGAAGAATCGCTAAATTGCATTAATTTGAGAACTTTATTATCACCAATATCAAAAGCAATTCCATTGGCTCCAGCTCCTAAAAACTTTGGAGCTTGGGTAGCTAATTCTGTTAGTTTGTTAATTTCTGAAATATTGGCAAGAATGAAATTTTCAAATCTTGGTCCTGAAATTCTTTGAATCAAAGATGTTGTTGATCCGAAAATTCTTGATAATCCCCTGTATAACCAGCCATATTTAACAGCCATATTACTTGGTATATTTAATGATTGCTTTGGCTTTTCAATTAAATAAATGTACAAACTTGGAATTTTATCGAAGCTGGGAATCAATATTTCTTGCCCAACATTTTCATTTTTTCCAAATGTACTTTGCTTATCTTTGAAGACATAGAAAATGTCGTCTCTAGAAACAAGAACTCCGTATCCGCTTTTTTTTGAATCTGTCCGACGATCTGCGGCTGGCTCGGTTTTTTTAACGAGAATTTCTGCCTCATGAGAAAGACCATTTTCCATCCAAGAAAGAATATCTTCCTTCGAAAACTTGCGACCAAAAAATTTAGAAAGAAAACTCTGCCACATTGTAAAATGGAGAGAATTAGTGTCGATTTTAGGCTCGATGATATTTGGTTCATCCAAATATTCAGCGAGCTTTAGAAAGCTAAATGAAAGATTGTGAAGTTTTTTCAAATAGTTCATGAAAGACCAGATGAGTCCTTGGGGTCCATGTTGTGGAAGAAGTCAGTATTTGCAGGATCTGTGTCTCCAGCAGATTGATAGGGCATTTTGACGTTGACAATTTCTTCGACAGGGTGATTTTGTTTTTCCTGATCGAGGAGATCTTGAATGTATTTTTTGAGATTGCGGTTGTAAATGACCTCGGGAGAAATTCCCTGTTTCTCGAAAATGGAGATTACCTCATTCTGAACCTCGGTGCTCGAGATTGATCCTTTGTAATACTCGATCAGGCTCTTGATCTTCTCCATGATCTGATCCCTAACCCCCGGGTCTTCGACCTCCGAGAGAAGATTAGCTGGAAGAGCTTGGGCAACTTTAGTCACCGAATCTCCGTCCTTCAAAGCTTTGAGATAAGTTTCGAGCCCGGTGCTTTTGATGTAATCTTTGACAACGGAGTCGACTGTCGCTCCTTTGTTTTGATTTGCCAGCCTCATGTTTAACGATGGATTTTTGGCAAGATTATCGGCATAAGCGTCTAGCCAGGCAACTCGTTTTTCGGAATTGGCTGGAACTTGGTCTTCATTATTGTAAAAGCGTGGACCCTTGGGCATGTGATTTCCTTTGTTTACAGCTATTTTGCCGATTAATTTTGCTTATTTTGAGACCAAGTTATACCGTCATCGCCATCGATTTCAACAAAATCGTCTCCGTATTTACCCCAGTCCACATATGTTCCGAATTGGCTATCGTCGAGAAGTCTAAAAACTTGAACTTTTTCACGGTCATCGAGTTTGTATTTTTTCACAAGATATCTAAAGACATCTTCGGCATCACGTCCTTGTTGAATACAAGCTTCCATTACAGTTCTGGCAATATGGCTGATAAAAAGAGAAACATTAACCTGAACATCGATCGGTCGCGCTCCCTCTTTGACCAGCTCCGCAAATTCGTCAGAAGCTTTCTTTTTGCGCTTCTTGGGATTTTTCTTAGATTTAATCTGGTCGAGACGTTTTTCGAGATTTTCGATTCCGTTATACATTTGGTCACGAGCCTGCTCGAGCTTGTCGACGTCAATTTCGTTGTCGTGATCCTGTTTGGCAGCTTTCGAGCATTCTTTGAGAAGGCGCTCGAGATAGGAAATTGCTCTCTCGATTCCAGCGATGTCACGACCTGAGTGTTGAGGAACTCCGTCTAGCTTACCCTTCAACCATTTGAGAAACTTCGGAACGGTCCATTTCCAGGGATCATCTTTGGCGTTGAGTTCATCTTCATCGACTTCAGTTGGCTCCTCTTCGACCTCTTCCTCCTCGATTTCACTTTGATCAGCTCCGCCAGGAACAAGTGGAAGGGAGAAATTAAAATCCTCTTCGCCGTACCCTTCATCGCTTTCGACCTCGATGGTTCCGGAGACTTCTGGTTGAGATTGAAGAAATAATTCCTCCTCGTCGCTTTCGGGAGCGAGGGTAATGTCGACTTGAAGATCTCCGACATCTTCGACAGAAGAATCTAGATCGACAGAAATTTCGTCGTCATTTTTTGGAATATTTGCGATATAACGATCAAGCTCGTCCGGATCGATATAAATCCCGTCCAAATCTGCCATTTGAGCTGTTTTTGCGTTTGTCATTGTATTGATAGGAGTTCCTTGGTCATCTTTCATTCTGTTTTTATATGAATTTAGCCCCATATTTGGATCTGAGGAAATCGATTCAATCGAATAATTTCCGTAATAATATCCTCGATCGACGGAGTTGTCGTTGTAGAATCCAAGGGGAATGGTATTCAAAGCTTCGGCACCAACTCCAGCAAGTGGTCGGTAGAAAAATGGAGAGCCCCGAGGACCTAATTTTTGGTTTAATCCTTCTGGGGCAGAGCATTCAACGAATTCCTCACCATTGCCGGGTGGAATTTCGGTCTGATTAAAAAGACAGGATTCAGGCGATGAAATTGAGGTTATTTTGCCGATGTTTTCTTCGGCAGATCCTCCTTGATCGAGGCGGGCAAGGTTGGTTATTGATTTTCCAGCTCGTTGACATCCAAAAGGAATAGGTAATCCGTAAGGACATTGAGCTTGATCGTTGGATCTAAACATGGCGAGCTTGACAGGAATTTTTACCGCGGCTTCTTTGGGTTTTTTGAGCGAAATAACCTCTCCCAAAGATAACGGAACCTTGCCTTTGACAAAAAGGTGAGGGATATTGCTAAATAGAAGCGGTCGTTCTTTTTTCTCAGCAGAATCAGCATAATACTTGACCGTTTCTGCCGGGATAGTTTCTAGTTCTTGATATTTTTTGGAAGAAATTTGGCTATAAGCTTTTTGATTTTTAGGAGAAACATCGTCATCGTAGATACAAAGTTCGACATCAGGAAGCTTTTCCAGGTCGGCAATATCAAAGCGAAGAGCGGAAAGCTCATCAACTTCTTCAGCTCCGGGGACTCCCAAAAGTTTTTGAAGCTTGAAAAGATCCAGAATGTTTAAGGTTGAAAACATCACGCAATCTTGCCATTGACATTCAAGAATGTCTATTTTGGTTTTAGGAAGACCTTCTCTACCTTTATATTTAGAGACTTCTTGCTTGTAAATCTTGGGATATTCTTTCTCGAGATCGGAAAGAGGCAAAAGATATTTTCCAGCAAAATCTTTGTTGATATGATAGACGTATTTCTTACCTATTGTCATTTTGCCTTTAATTCTTCCATTGACGCGAGAGCTAAATAATACTCTGACTGATCCAAAGCCGCTTTGGATGATTTTCTCTTTTTCGCGAGAAATTCAGAAACAGATTTGACGTTGTGAATGTTGGCGAAAAAACCTGATCCTGGAGATGTTTCGCTTGGCTCGATTGGACCTTCGCCGTAATCGTAATTGTTGTAAAAAACATGCTTTCTGGCAATTGGGTGACCACCTGCCTCCGACTTTTCTTTTTTATTAGCCATTGGTTATTTCCTGAAATTCTTTCATTTTGAGGGGAAGATAGGGGGCAAGACCCAAATCTTTGATAAGAGAAATTGTTTCTGGAGATTTGTACTCTATGGTCTTTTTCATTTTTTTGCTGAGATAATCAGGTGAGACTCCGTCAGAAATTAGGCTTGGATTCTTTTTGACGAAGTCAAGCACCCGTCCATCGATAGAAAATCCAAGCTTGGCATTGAGATAGAGAATTCGGATTATTCTTTTGTGGTCCAATCCAAGCGTTACCTCCGGAGAAAGACAAGTTACAAGTTTTTTATCCTGAATGTCACGAATTCCTCGTCCGGTCAAATCTTTAACTGACTCAAGATTGTCAAAAGGAATTAGAATTGTATTACAGGTGAAATCTCGGCTCCAAACTTCTTGCTCGAGCTCAGAGAGATATTTACCGACGATCTTTTCGACGTTGGGAATTTTGAAATTGCTTGAGAAATCAACTTTGAGGGACCCTTTGATCTGAAGAGAGGAATGACCGTCTGGAAACTCTTTGAACATTCCAGAATTCTGAAATTTACCCGCAAGCAGACGCGCAAGCGCGTGTACGTCTGCGTCTCCGGAGGTTACGTCGATGTCGTTTAATCTATCGAGAATTCCGAGAATTTTGTCTCTCGGAACACCTCCGACCAAATAGGGCTGCGAGAGTCCGTTCTTTTTGGCAAGAAGTGAGACGAAAGAAAGAAAGTCATTGAGCCTCATCTAAGAGCTAGACCTGCGGAAGAGGCTGGGGAGCCCTAATTTGTCTTGGAGGTTGGGTGACCGAGGTTATTGGTTTGCTAAGATCTTCTTTGACGTTGGTAATTGCCTGAGCAGGAGAAGTTTGAGGTTTGACATCTCCTTTGTTCAATTCTTCTTGCTTTCGTCGTTCTTTTCTAGCTTTATCAAGATTATCTTGCTCGGTTAAATTCTTTTTCATGTTTTGAATCATGGGATCGGATGATTCTTCTGTTTCAACATTCAATGTAACAGCTGGCTCTGTTTTAACAGCTCCCCGAACCTTGGACAAGATTTCGTCCATACGAGTTAATTGATACTGATTAGCGTCAAGAGCTTTGGCTTGAGCCTCGCCCATCTGAGGAAAGAAGGAAGAAAATTGCAAGGCATCCATCATGAGGTCGATTCTGGAGAGAAGGCGGGGGAGTTCTCTTTTTCGAAGCATGTTGACGACAACCTCGAGCTGGTAGATGAGGTCTTCGACGGAGATGTTCTCGAGAGCGTCGTCGAGAAGAACGTCGACACCTTGGTCTCCCTGCCGATCCTCCTCAGGAATCAGTTGATCTTCCGGAGATTCTGAAAGTTCGACCGAAAGGGGCTCTTCGCCAACTTCTTGTTGAGTTGGGGAGACCATCGCCGACGGGGCTTCTTGAGCGACGAGGTGCATCGTGGCGATCGGATCGTCGTCAATGTCGATGATGAAAGAATTATCATCGGCGTCGTCCATGTCGCCGTTCATTCCTTCGATCAGGGAGTTAATAGCCCGTTCTCCTTGGAGAGATTCGCCGGCGATTGGCGGCTGTAAACCACCGGTTGGTTTTTGCTGCTCGTTTGACGAAGGCTTGGGTTTTTGGGAGGGGATTTTATTTGAAGGTTGTGGTTTTGATGGAGCTCCGGGAAGTTTGACTTCTGGAAGAGGTTGCGGGGGAGCTGTTTTTACCTCGTCCTTTTTACTTTCTGCGCCCTCCGAAGTTGGTTCTTGAGCAATTGCCATCATCATCTTGCCAGCCTTGGGAAAGCCGTCTTTGATAAGCTTAGAGCCGCGACGAATAATCAATTCTTCGGGAAGTGTCGACTTAGCATTTCTAATGTTGGCTGTCTGAATTTGGCGCTTGACCCAGTGAAGCTCTTCCATCCATTTTTTGAATCCGACGTCTAGCCTTTTATCAAGCTCGGCGCGAGTTCCAGGATCGGTGGCGATTTTCTCAGCAGCGGTCAGTCTGCTGATAATTGATCTAATCTTTCTCTCAACCATTTCGGCAGAATTGGGATCAATCGTCATATTAAAAGACCCGCCGCCGTGATCGTTATTTTGAACTGGCGGAAGAGTCGCCTTCAGTAATCCTATATTCATTTGGGCTGTTTTATATTTCATTTGATTGTCGCCTTGGTAGTATAAAACCCACCGTCTGAAATCTTGTTGTTCGATGATGTCCCACGACTTGGTCATTTGATCAAGAAGAGAATTAACCGAAGCTCCTGTTTTGTTGCTCTGCTGAACGGCTTGGAGAAAGGTTTGAGACCATTTATTGACGTTGTACGGAGCAGCCGTCTCTTCAGGATAAGAGTTGCTTTGATGGTAGGCGAGACGTTCCCTCATGGGAAAATGTCAAAAAAGAACCAGAAAAAGAAAGGATTAATCATTCATCTCGATTTTAGCCCGCATTTCCAAAAGATTGGGCGGAAAGGCATTTTCTTTGGTTTCTTTGAATTCTAAACCAGATAGTTTTTCCTGCATTTTGCTCATAAACATGAAGGTAATTTCTGGGTCGAGCTCGTCTAAGGTCTCGGTAATCGTGTCTTGGATTAGTTGTGTTCTTTTGTCGATATACTCCATGGTATAGTTGTGTTGGATTACCTGGTCCGGTCGGTTGTTGACCGATTTATCGTAGGTATCCATGACCTTGATAAACTGTTCCATGTACTTAATGAATTTGTAATCTCCCTTACTTCCAAGATCTTCGGGATCTTCTTGAATCTTATCGAAGATCTGAATCATTCTAGTCTTGGTAATATGACCGAGCTCCATCAGCTCTTTTTTTAAATCCATCTGCTCGTCGGCAAATTCATTTAATCTTTCTTGATAAGTTTTATTGTTGAGGAGGGAGGCGGCAATTTTTTTATTGATCTGCCCGCCGGAATCTAATTTAGCCAAATCATCTTTGTGCTGATGATTGAGGTCCATCAGGGGGCTCTTGCTGAATTCTTTCAATAGCTTTTCGGAAAGTCTCAAATGGCTTTGGTCGGTCTCGGGGTACTGCATTCGGAGCCAGAGAGCGACCTCCCCGGGGGAGTTACCGTTAAGAAGACGGCTGATAATGTCATCGAGTTGAGGATGGCTGGTAATATGAATGAACTTAGGATTAACAATTTGATCGGTCATGATGTCAAAATGCAAGAAAAAACCCCGGAAACTTGCGCGTCTCCGAGGTTTTAAAGTTTTTGTTTTCGAGATTTTGATTAGTATCCGGTCATCAAGTCAGACCGGGTGCTGAACCCCATTTCTTTGCCGAGAGTATCGTGCATAGTTTTTGTTTGTAAAGCAACGTCACCACCAGGAATCTTATTTCCCTTCATGGTAGTAAATCCCTCATTGTAATCGTAGATTTTGTTATCGAGAGAGCATTGAAATTTGCCATCGTCGACCCGCTTGATTTGAGCTCCGGGATGATCGGGGCATGTTCGGGTTGTTAAAGGGGCTTCCATCGGACGGTATTCTTTGATTTTGTCGTGAAAAGCTTTCACCATCGCATCTCCACCGAAAGCTTTATGCATTTCAGGAGACAGGTCATAGAGTTTTTCGACGTCTCTCTTGGCTTCTTTGGTCATTCCAGAGTTTGCCATGTTGATCAAAATTTGATCGATAACGTAGGCTTGTTTTTGAAGGACGGGATCTCCGCTTTTGTCGAACTCCTCGGCAAGAGCTGTCATTTCTTCGATTGTTTGCTGATCGATGTTGACCGACGTCGCTGCCAAAACGTTGATCTCGGCAGAGGCAACCTTAAGAAGCTGTGAGACGGTTAAAAGAGTATGAGCAACGATGTTGAGAGCCGATTCATTTTCGGAATCTTCGGCGAGAATCAAAGCCTCATGATCGCATGACTCACATTGAGCAGCCAAAGAATCGAGAGCTTGTTTAACAGAATCTAATTTCATCGGATCACCAATAAACTTTGCTGCTTGCAAACGGGGTTATCGAGGTTTCTTGTTCCTCAAAACCCCGGCGATAGAGGGGTCGACATTGACCAAATTTATCCTGATAGATTTTGTTGGCGGGAAGACCAGTATGACCGCAGAGGGGATGGATCGAAGAAGATGTTCTAATTAGCTTGTCGCATCCGCATGGTTTAGCAATGGCAATTTTTTCTCCCGCAAGAACAGATTTGTAGAGAGCCATACAATCTTTAAATGAGCCAGAATCTTTCTCTTGAAGAACATAAAGAAGCTTCTCGGCATCTTCGGTCTTTCCGTTGAAAAGGGCATACTTAATTTTGTCGGAGAGAGCTTGAGGAGTATCGTTCTCGACGTTGTGAGCAACAGCCATTAGTTGGGCGTCGGTTTCTTCGGCAAGCATAGTTTGAATTCCTGCGCCAGAGAAAGGGAAAAGGGATCCGTTAGCAACGATCATCTTGGGCTCTTGGGCAACTTTATCGACAACCTGAACGGGGACCGAGAAAGCCTTGTCGACAAGAGAAACTGCAAAAACAACAGCGTCTGGGGCAACCCCGGCAACCTTGATGTTGGCTCTACTAAATCCTGTTCTTGAAAGCTTTCCTTCGATCATCGAACGCGCCGAGGAAACTGCTTGTTTTCCAAAAAGGAAATCGGCTTGACCGGCTTGGCTTCCCAGTGATTGGGCAAAAGGCTCGAGGGCAGATGGAAGTTGATATTGAACCTTGGGAACTTCTTTTTCCGTCGCATTTAGAAAAGCTTGTTTGTAGACAATCCCGATCGAATCGTAATGCTCAGTTCCGGGATTCTCGGCAGCCTTCATTCTAATAATAGCCATCTGGACATCAGAGATTGGATCCGCAGAGGCTTGTTTGGTTAGATAATCGAGAACTTTGTCGGAGTTGACCGAAAGAGATTTGCCTTGAAAAGATAAAACATGATCAGTAAGGTTTTTATGGGTCAGCTCGACCGTTCCGACGTCGTTGATAAACGTCTCGGGGAAAAGAATTGAGTCGTTGGCGACTTTGACCGGAATTAGAGTAAAGACCTGTCCGCGAGGAGTTTGAACCGAAGCACGACAGATAATGAAAGAAGAATTTCCGGAGACAGCCTCAATCTTGGTTGGAACGTTCCAGGCAATCTTTTTCAGTTGATATTCGGCGCTTTTGACGGCTTGCTCGCCAAGCTTGGCGGAAAACATTTTGCTAGAAAGCTTCTTGTTGGTGAATAGGCTTTCGAAAGCATTTTTAAGAAGAGGGTCGGAATATTTATCCTGCCCTTCCTTGAGAAGATCACGTCCGTCTTCTGAATTTTTAATTGATGCCGAAGCGTATTTTTTCGCCGAATGATCGGTCATTTCCAGTTTGTCTAATTCTTTGGCAAAAGCTGGGGCAAATTGATTATCTGCCCTTTTCATTAGTTGAGAGTAGGCTGATTGAAGCTCTGCTCTTGTAACAAAAGAACTTTTCTCAGCTTTAGCCTCGAGAAAATTATACATGTCGGCAACGGTCAGATCCTGAGGATTGGCGAGAGCGAGTTTTTTAGCACGTCCGACAAGCCATCCCGTCAAAAACTTTTCATCATTGTGCAACCGATGAGCGGCTTTTTCTAGTTTTGACTTGACCTCGGCAACATTAAACATTTGGTTCATGGAGTCCTATTAGAATGAGGCAGCTGGTTGTAGTAATTCTGGAAACTTGGAGTAGATCTCAGACTGTTGAAGGTTAGAAAGCGATCCGAGAGTCTTTCTGACGAAAGAGGGAGAGCTTGCTAGCTTGCTTGGAAGGTAGCGATTCATTAAAGAAGCTTCGTTTTTTGGAATTCCAAAGTCAGAAGAGTTGAAATGAGCCAGAGGGTGGTCTTTATAGAAAATTGAGACCTGCCCCGTCGCATTGCTCGAGGCAACTTTCCAGAGAGAAGATGGGTTAACAGAAGCTTCTGCTTTGAGCGCTTCGTCGTCGTACATGGCGACGATGTATTCTCCATCGTCGCAGCTTTGAATTTGCCAAAGATCATCAATATTTTGACTATCGACAAATCTAACTACATCAAAGGCAACTTTTTCAATTCTGCCTTGGACATCAGAAAGCTTATAAGAAAGCTTTTTTGAAAGGCTTTTCTCTAGATTATTGTAATCAAGGGCTGCTATTTTATTCATGGTTATCAACTACAATGCAGAAATATTCCATTTTATTTAGCAGTTATTCTCCAGCTCGGAGAGTTGTTCTAGAATATTTTGAATCGCTTCGTCGGTCGCCTGCAATCGGCGGAGTTTCTTTTTTGCCCCTCCGTAGACTCTTTTACTTTTCTTGCCGTCTTTTTTAACCGAGCTGTAATCAACATTGCCGTTGATTGATTTGGTGACGCTGCTTTGGTTGACATTTAATATTTTGGCAATTTGGATTTGAGTCTTCCCTTTGGACCAAAGCTTGATGACGTCTTTTTGGCGATCGGTCAGCTGGCTCATAATTAACCTCCATCGTTCTTCTTTTAATTGATCCTTGAGATCGTGAATCTCCTCGGCATGAAGGTTGGCGTTAACCGATTGGGAATAAAACTGAGAGTCAGAACATTCAACGATCATGTCCTGACTCTGAGGTGTTTCAATGAGAAGGTGCTGGTAAGCTGCGCTTCGGGTGGTGTTAAAATTGCGCTTTTGAGCCATGAGGTAGATCTCCGAAATTAAGGACCGATCGAGAAAAACAAAATCATGTCTCAGTATTGCCAGAAGTTAGCATTTGATCATTGATCAATTTGCAAATTTCAGGATGAGAGAGATTTGATTTGGTAATCATCTCGTCTATATCGGAAAACTCAGGAGAAGGTCGGATTCTTTTTATTTTTTTGAGGTATTGGTTGTATTTAGAGCAAATCTTGGAAAAACCGCTATCTCCAGGGGAGTCGTTATCAAAGAGAACTCCTATTTCGAGGTCGGGTCCCCCGAACTTCTTGAGAAGATAGATTTGATAGATTGAGAGGGAGGTTCCGTTGACCGAGACAACGTTCTTTAATCCGGCAATCTGAGCCGAAATAGTATCTACCTGCCCCTCGGTCAGGAAAACCTTTTTGGTTTTGGCTATTTCTTCTTTGGCAAAATTGAGACCGAAGAGAATCTCATTTTTGATGAAGAAGCTATTCTTGTATTTGTCCGTTTTCTTTTCCTTCATCTCCTCCTTCGAAAGAAGAGTTCTTCCAGAAAGACCAACTATCTGATCATATTCATTTTTGATAGGAAAAATCAGGTTGTTATATTCGAGATGACATTTCCCCGAGATGGCGTTGTAAACGTTGTTAAATCCCTTCCACTCTCGATAGAGGCTTAAATCCTTCAAATTGGAAATTACCCTTGAAGAAAGAAGTTTGCGAACCAAAGGGAAAGGAGGCAAGAATCCAAATTGAAATTTCTTTTGATCTGCTCGATTTTTGATTCGAGAATCAAGATATTTCAAATGGGACTCTGCCTCAGGAGAGGAATAAAGAAGTTCTTGGCAAGTTTCAATTATTTCCTGAAACTTCTGATTTTTGCCAAGGACATTTAGTGCATGGCTTTTAGAGTTCAAAGCTGTTTCGTTTGGCGCATGGAAAAGAGGCTGATAAGACTTGCCGGCGCTTTGATATCTTTATTGCAATTGGTGCAAAAAAGCGCCTTGGTCGGTGGGGTCTTGGGAGGAGCCGGTAAGTTTTTAAGTTCCGGAACCATGTTCGATTCGCAGCTCGGGCATTTGGTCGAGAAAGCCTGACCGCTTTGACGACCCTTCTTGATTCTTTTCATCGAAATTAGTTGAGTTTTGACGATGTTGGTTAGTCCTGGAAGGGGCTGAAAACAATCTCCGCAAACGATTTGATCGGTCGTGGTGTCGACGACCGGATCGGTGAATTTGTGGCAATCTTTGTGTGGACAGGTCATTGAGAACATATGTTATTTTCCATTTTTGAGAAATTGAATGAGAGAGCTTGTATCTTGTGGATATTTAACCTTGAAGGTGACAACGTGATCCCCGTCTCTAATATTTTTGAATCCCGAGGGAATTCCGTAGCCACGAAGGGTTGCCGAGGACTTGTGCTTGGTCCCGGAAGGAAGTTTAATTTTGCTGGTTCCGTGAAGGTGAGAAACTTCGATTTCGACCCCCTCGAGAGCTTGAAGAAGGGAGATTTCCTCAGAAGACGTGATATTCATTCCGTCCTGTGAAAATTTGGGATCGGGAATGATATCGACATTTAATCTAATTGAATTGTAATTGTTATTCTTAGCATTCCAAGATCCCTTACCATGAAGTTCGGTCATGGAATGCGGATTGTAACCTGGGGGAATCGTTAGATTCATTTTTGATTTGGTCATTAGGGTTCCGGGATTGGTACTCAAAGAACCATCGGAATTGCATTCGGGACATTTGATCGGTTCGCCGTAACCGTCGGTCGAGACAAAATTAGGAGATGTACAAGTTGCGCAAAGAATTAACCGATCAAATTCGACATCCTTTTTAGATCCAAGCATTGCCTCCTTAAATGTCAAAGATAAAGGAACGACATCTATTCCAACAGCCTTTCGACTTTTTCCACCAAAGCCGCTAAAACCTACATTGTTTAATATTTCTTCTAGATCGAAGTCTTCAAATGGATTAAACCCAGGACCAGGTCCGCCTTTTCCATATTGAGGTTTGGGGACGTTGACGAATTTCTTGTCTCGCAGGAAATTGAAAGCCTCCGAAATTTCTTTGGATTTCTGCTCAGCCCCATCTTCTTTGTTAATATCGGGATGGTATTTGGCAGCCAATTTTTTGAATGCCGAGCGAGCCTCTTGTTCAGATGCCGAAGGAGATATTCCTAAAATCGAACAAGCTTTCTCATATTCCATGTCGGTCTTTATTCTTTCTTTCTATTTAGATCTTTTTGACTGGCTTTTTGGATGAAACCTTGATTTTCTTAATCGGTTTCTTTTTCGGAATCTTCTTTTTTGAAGGTGAGGTTTTTCCTGCTTTTTTGTTGGGTTTTGCTATCTTTTTCTTGGACCCCTTCTTCTTTTTAGGCTCTGGAATATCTGGGAGAGCAAGATCGGGATTCTTCAAATATCCAAGACCTAGGGCGATAGCATCGGCAATGTCGTAAGATTCCTCGGCAACGCGTCCACCCTCCTTTTTCTTGTACTTAAAGTAAACATAGGGAAAGGAAATGTTAAGGTGCTTCGCCACAAGCTCTGGTATTTCAGATTTGTCAGGAAGCTCGTCGGTCAACTTGAGAGAGTGACGAAGGGCAACGACGTTGATCATCTTGGGCAATCGTCCTGTTTCTTCGTAAACAGCCATCCCAATCATTCGATTAAAAGTTGCTAGAAGGATAATCGTTGCTGCGTTGCTTGCTTTCATGTAAGCAATGAAGTTCTCGATAATCACCTCGTCGGGCTTGTGCTTCTGAATCAGATCGACGACCCAAGATTTAACGATAGCGAATCTTTCGAAGAGAGCTCCTTCTTTAGGCGGCTTGAGATATTCGCAAAGATCGAGGGAAATTTTACCCTTGTCATCTTTAGAAAGAACGGAAACGCCGATGGTGGTCGTTGATGCGTCGAGAGAAAGAACTTTTGTCATGCTGATTCTATATCGGAAAATTGGGGAGAAAAAGACAAAAATGCCGGAAGATTTAGGTCTCCCGGCATATGTATTATTGCTTTGTTGTATGTCTCAGCTTTGAGCGAAGGTATAAGCTGCGGAAGCTGCTTCGGAAGCTGGTGTCTCCGATGTCACCTCTGCCGCTTTGATTTGACCTGCTGGTTTGTCTGATTTCGGCGAGTTGTACTTAACGATGTTTGAAATTCGAGTAACTACCTCATCATATGTTGGAGATGTGGTCATAGCGACCAGACGATCTTTGTCGAACTCCATTTGCATCTTGATCTCGGTCTCGGTTAGAGGAGAGATTTGATCAGGGGTAACGATGTAGTAATTTGCCGGAGCGTCTGCCTTCGGGTTTTTGCGAACCTTGATATCGTATCCGGAAGGATTGTTGTATTTCTTTCCCGATTTCCGAATGTCTTGGATTTTGCCGACGACTGATTTCTTGCAATCGAGAATCTTGACCTTGTCGAGATTGTGATCGACATTTTCGTCGCCGTCGAGAGTTCGCTCGATGACTCCGAAATACCATTTCTTGATGAAGCGGTTGATGTCCTCTTTTTCGGTCTTTCCTTCGTTTCGGTCACAGATGGGGCATTTGCCGTCAGGACCGAGAAGCGAGCAACGAACGGTGAATCCGTACTCCGGGACTTTTTTAGGATCGAGGTTGTACTCGGGAAAGAAGACTTTCTCGTGGGTCACGTATTCGAAGGGTCCGGCGATCATGCGAAGTTGATTGCCAGCTTCGGAGATTTTGACGTACTCCATTTTGTTGGCGTCGTCTTTCTTGACCTCGGGTTTTTTGTCGAAGTTCATCGAGGGATCGTCCCACGAGACCTCGCCGATTTTGACCGATTTGAATGTTTTTTTGGTTTCTGTTGGGTTAAGAACTAGTTCTGACATGATAATTTCCTGTTGATTTATTGTTGTTTATTGATGTTCCGACAAAGTCGGGAGGAGTGTGATATGATAATTTATGGGAAAAGAGAAATAACGTATCTAATGAACTTAGATTCAAAAAGAAGAAGATCGGCTTCTAAATAAGTTTTTGCAAGAGAAAGAGAAAAATCATTCTCCTTAAATGAATAACCTATTTGTGACCACCGCCATTCATGAGGTTGATCTAAATATATCACAAATACATTGTCACTGTCGTCGTAAATCAATTTAGCAGAGTCTTTAAGAAGATATTCGTGTTTCATTTTCTTTATTATTTTTTGGGTTGATATGAGAGATTTTGAATTCGAAAAATTTTGGATGTGGGAATCCAGTATTGCCCGATCGGGATCTTGTTTTTGGTAATGAAGAGCTGGAGATCCGCAGAATTCGCGATCTTTTTCATGCTCTCCTTTATACAAAGATATCCGGTGAATCCGGTGAAATTTGGAGCGGATTGATCCTGTTTTTCAAGCTTTAATGAGAGATAGGTTGCGATGGATCCATCCTCGGCTTCGGCAACAATTTGGAAGAGAGGAGATTGAGGAGAGAGGTTGGCGGCACGAAGGGCGGCGTCGGCGTTTTTAAGCGCGTTGACTGGGACGGGATCGTTTGTCATAAATGAGATTCTCGTGACGCCGAGGGCGGGTTGAGGAGGGAGATTAAGAAATTGATGCGGATTTTGTTATTTGGGGTGCTTTTGATTTGTTAATCTAGAAGAAAGTTTTGGTTTAGTATGTCTAGTTCGATTAATCCCGTCATACCAATTTTGTTTAGCTGAGAGAGGTCGAAGATTTGAAAGAGACCAACATTTTTTGAAATCTTCATCATGACATGATTGAAAATCAAAATCGGAAGCTGGAATAATATGATCTATAGACCATTTCCAGGTTGAAGAATCATCGTCTCGCCAAGTTTTTGGATTATAGCTTCCATGATTATCTTTGTTCATCCACGGCTCAAATAAAGATTCTAAATGTTTCTCTAACTCGATAACATCATAATCAGCTGTTGCAAATGTGTGGGCATCTTTTTTGCCACCATTCTTTTTAAGATGATATCTTTGACTTCGACTCATTGCTGAATGCAGTTTAGTTTGTATTGCTTTTTGTTCTCTTTTTTTAGTTAGCTCAGCTTCTTGTTTTGGAGTTAATGGAGGGGCTTTTTTACAATCTATACACGTCCATCTCCAAAGATGAGTAGAGTTATCTCTTTTTGGAAAATTTTTATCATTGAGCTCTTTTAATTGACCGCATCTACCACGACATTTTCTTAATTCACCTTCTTTTTGATTTTTATTTGTAACTGAAATTCTACATCCACAACTTTTTGTTCTTCCAGAAATTACATGACCAATAGTAAGTTTTTTAGTATTGCCGCAATCACATAAACACTCAGCTTTCCATTTTTGCTTTAAAAATTCAATTGATTTGATTATCAAGTGATTGAATTTTTGACCAACCATTGTTTTTGGATCCCAGGTTGAGGGTTGTTTTTTACTGCACTCTTTAGAGCCGCAAGTTTTTATTTTTTCTTTAACAACCAAGCTTGCATTATGCTCTATTTGGTTTTTGCATTTACACTCACAAAGAAAAATAGTTGGTCTAACAAGAGATAAAATCTTCAAGTTAGAAAAAGTTTTACCTACATATATTGACCAATCTTTTTTAGATTGGTATTTGTACTTCTTACTTTTTTCAATTTTAGACTCTTTGGTTATTCTTAAACAGCCACATGATTTAACTGAGTTAGAATTTAAATTGATGGCTTTTGTAATTTTCTTGTTTCCGCACTTACAGTTACATTCAGCTATTAAAACTTTATTTTCGTCTTCTGTAATATTGATGACGGTAAGCAAATTAAAAGTCTTACCCATGTAATACTCTTTGGTTAATTTTTTGATCGAACTCGCTCCACAGCCACATGATTTAACGGTGCCGTTGATTACTAAGCTCGTTTTATTTAGACCAATTTTTCCACAATGACATTTGAACTTTAAGCAATAGTTGATATTTTTCTTTTCAACGCCAATTATTTCTAATTTATTGATTATCTGCCCTACATATTTCTCTTCTAATTCTTTTACTCTAGGGTGGCTCATATCACTCTTCTATCTCTGTTTCCTCATCACCAGAAGATTTTACTTTCTTTTCAGAAAGAAGTTCAATACCACCGGCGGTAATAATTAAAGGAAGCTCAGCAACACTCATTTCAGAATCAGATAAATGATTTTTCTTTACTCGGGCGCGGGTTTCAATACCAATTTTGTATTTGATATTGTCTTTTGTTTTGCTAAGGTCAGCCTTCCTACTTAGTTGAACAATTATAGAAGCATAGTAAGTTATAGCTTCTCCGCCCTTTTCTTTTTGAACAGAAGGTCCTATACCTATCGTGGCGTAGGTTTGCGTGATTAAAAGAACCGCAATCATTTCCTCATTGTTTTCTTTGTTCTTATATTTTTCCATTAGGCGAGTCATTCCGCGTAAGAAAACTGCATTCTCTTTGGCTGCGGCGGCTAATTGTTTTCCACCATCCATAGTATGTTCGTCATCTTCGTTGCGGGCAAGATTTCCTCCCACCGAATCAATTATGACAAGAACCTTTTGTTTGGGATTTTGTTCATAAATGGCATGAATGAATTGTTCAACATGGTTAGCTCCTTCCAGAATCATTTTGGAAGTCGTAATCAAAATTTCATCAGCATTACCATTGAAGAATTTAGTGAATCTTATTTTACTGAACTTGTTTTCAGTATCGACTAAAACACAAATAGCTCCTTGATCTTGTGCTAATTTCATGAATTTGGCAGCATGGGTGCTCTTGCCCGAATCAGGCTTTCCAGATATAACAGTTACACGCCCATAAATAAGCCCCCTTGTATTTGTCAATGACTCCCATGGGCTTTTCTTAGTCTTATCTTCATGCTCCCAAAGAATGTAATCACAATCTCTATTTGGTCTTGAAATAGAAGCTCCTGTATTTATTTGGGCAGCCGAACTCTTATCCTTTCCAAATCCAGTCTGAACCTTACTAACAATCTTATCCAAATCCAGTTTCAACTTCACCGGCTTCTTCTCGGCTTTGATTTCTTTTGCAACCTCTTTTTCTTCAGCCTTATTTTCAATCTTTTTTTCAACCATTGTCATTTTCTCTTCTTATTTCTATTTGTTATTGATCTATGTTATTCGTCATTGACAGAATCTCTCCTGTCGAGCGACCGAAGGGAGTCCGAGAACGGACCCGCTTCGTTCGGTGGTATCTCTATTTTCTCGAACCCAATCGCTTGACTTGACCACCGAATAATTCAAATTCAGATGATGATGATTTAATCCTCGCCGGGCTCCACAAAATATCAAAATATGCCGAGAAAACAAGAGGAAAAGACGTAAAAAAGCCCGGGTCCCATCGTCTGGAATCCGGGCAATCGCCTCGTCTTGATTGTCTACTTTGTCTTCGGCTTTTTCTATTTCTTCAGAGCCTTCCTCTCGGCAGCGCTCTCCTCGATCAATTCCTCCCAGCTCTCGCCGCGATCAAAATCATCTCTTTCCATCTCGGTCTCGACGTCTAGTCTAATTTTGGCATTCTCGGAAATCTTTTCGGGAACGACAATCAACGGATCAGGTTCATAGCTGGGAGCAAAATAAAGTCGTCGAAGAACTCTTTTTCCCGAAGAAATCATGTAATCAATGTCAGCCTCGATATCGATCTTTTGGGTTTTGATTTTGGCAAGAGCTTCGTCGATCTTGCTAATCTCCGCCTTCATGTCGATTTTTTTTGGTCTGAGTTTGAATCCAAGAAAGAACATAACAGAAAATAAAAGCTCCAGTAGTACATATTGGAGTAATGACCGCCCAAAAATTCGGATGAACAACGATTGGCAAAAAAGAAGCAAAGGAGAATAGAAGGCTTAAAACAATAAAGCGTTTCTTAGCAAAAAGAGAGTCTTGATTCTTGCCATTGATCATTTCGTCGATTCCCAATTTCCGGACCGAGAGCCTCTTGAAATCATAGTTTAATTTGGCAAGCTCGGTCTTGTCCTCGTCAATTGTTCGTTCGACGGATTCTTTGTAATTCTCGTCAAGCTCTTTTTGCTCTTCAGGAGATCGTTCGGCAGCTTTCTCGATCTTTGTTTTTCGAGATTTTCCACTGTTCTTTTTATTTATCATTTTTTCTTGTGGAGAAAGTTTTCCGACCTCCTTCATGAAAGACATGAAATGTTCAGTTGATTTGAGAAATGCCGAATTGCTTCCCATGAATTCTCCTTATAGACCTTTGAAAGCTTTATCGAGCCCTCGGAAAAAGATGTGAGCGTTGGAGAGGGTATTGTTGATGAGGGCGAATTTCTTGGAGATTTTTTCCTTATCCGCCAGCTCTTTCTTGGCTTCGCGAACTTTGGAATCCTTGGCAAGAAGAGAAACCATGGCGGCGTCGGTAATCTTTTTGTCCGATTTGTCTTCGGCTCTAATCTCGATAGCTCTCTCCCCGGAGATGTTTTCGAGATGATTTTTGGCTTCGCGGGCATCAAATTCAGAATCTGCAACCTCAGAAGCTAGTTGAATTTGAGCTTCGAGAGAAGCAGCTGCCCAAGCTGAGCACATTTTCTCGCTCAATTCTCCTCGTCGAGCTTTAGAAAGTTGTTGAAGGACGAGATTGATGAGATCTTCGAGGGAAAGGTCTTTTCTGGTGTGGTCGATTTCTATTTCGTTATTTTGGGTCATGGTTATTTGTTATTTTTGTTTAGGTTAGGTTGTGGTCATTGAATATCAGAATAAAATTT